CGGTAGGAATGGAACGTGGTTTAACTCAAGTAACCCCGCAACAGCTACAAGCCCTGCGTTTTCAAACGTAACTGGTTCTGTGTCTCCAACGGTTAGCGATTATGGTTCTGGCAGTAGTTCAACATTTTGGCTTAACTTCGGTCAACGCCCATTTACCTACACACCCCCAACAGGCTATGTAGCCCTGAACACATACAACTTGCCGGACAGCACTATTGTCAAAGGCAATACGGTGATGGATGCTACGACCTATACTGGAAACGGAACAAGCCAAAATATTGTTAACGCCGCACCGTTTCAGCCTGATTTGGTATGGATTAAATCCAGAAGTAACGCAGACAATCACAACGTATTTGATACGTTGCGTGTTATTTCCGGCGATGCAAAACGGTTATACACTAACCTTACAAACGCTGAAGAAAGTTCTACCTTTGGCGGTGCTACAAACTTAACGACATTTAATTCAAACGGTTTTTCGGTTGGCTCGGGTTCAGACACTAACAGGTCGGCGGGTACTTTTGTAGCTTGGCAATGGCAGGCCGGTAAAAATACGTCATCATCCAACACAAGCGGAACAATCACATCGACTGTAAGCGTTAATGCTAGTGCTGGGTTTAGTGTGGTGACGTATACGGGTAATGGTTCATTAAGTACAGTTGGTCATGGGCTTGGTGTTGCGCCAGCGTTGATGATTTTTAAGAATAGGTCTGGCGCAAATGGCTGGCTTGTATATCAATCAACAATGGGTATTGGGTTTTATCTTGTTTTAAATTCAACCGCAGCCAAAGATAATACTGTTGTTGCTAGTGTATGGAATAATACTTCGCCTACGTCTAGCGTGTTTACTGTTAATACTGACTCTACAGTAAATACAAACGGTTCAAACTACGTTGCTTACTGCTGGACACCCATAGAAGGATACAGTGCGTTTGGTAGCTACACGGGGAATGGCTCAAGCGATGGCACTTTCGTGTACACGGGGTTTCAACCAAAATGGGTGTTAGTGAAAAAGACTAGCGCTACGGACGATTGGGTGCTGTTTGATTCTGTGCGAAGCCCATATAACGTGGTCAACAATTGGTTGCTACCAAACACAAGCGGTGCAGAATTAACATCTGCTGGCTCGCCAGATATTTTAAGTAACGGATTTAAAATGCGTTCAACATCTGGCGCAACCAACGCATCAGGGGCGACTTATATATACATCGCCTTCGCAACCAATCCTTTTAAGAATAGTTTAGCGAGGTAATTATGTTTGCTATTGTCGTTAATGGTGTTATTCAAATGTTAGTGCCTGCTGGCACAGCCTTCACATGGGACGGTCTGCAGTACAGTAATAACTGGTGCAACCTGTCCACGCCTGAAGAAAAGGCGGCTATCGGCATGGTTGATGTGGTGTACGGCGCACAGCCTTCGGATGTCTATTACTGGGTTAGCCAAGACGCTCCTGTTTATCAAAACGGTGTCGTAGAAATCAACTACACCGCTACACCTAAAGACTTGCTCGAATGCCAAAGCAATGCTGTTACAGCCGTTCAGCAACAAGCGTATTCAATCCTGCTTCCAAGAGACTGGCGTGTAGTTAAGGGCTACGAGACAAAGTCAGTTATTCCAACGGATTGGAACACTTGGCGCCAAGAGATTCGCACACAATGCGACGCACAAATTATTGCCATTACCAATTGCACGACGGTCGCAGAGCTTGCGGCTTTACCACCAGTTACCTGGGCGCACGATCCTAACTACGTACCACCTGTACAGGAAGACGCGCCCGCTATATAATTTTTAACGTATCGGCCCGTTAGACCGAGGATTCTAAGGAATCACAAATGTCAGAAGAAGTAACCTTAGCGGAAGTACCCGCGCCGGAACAGGACGCTACGGCAGCACCTGTACCCGAAGTTTCAGCGCCGGAAGTGCCAGAAGTTGCATCAGAAGACAAGCCCGCGGAAAAGACTTATACGCAGGCCGAAATCGACGCAATGATTGGTAAGCGTTTAGCAAGAGAGCAACGTAAATGGGAAAGAGAACAGGCCCAGAGGTCCACACCTCAAGCCCCGACTACTCCTGTTGTCCCAGAGCAATTTGAATCGACCGAAGCGTATGTAGAAGCACTTGCTGCGCAAAAAGCCGATCAACTTCTGAGGCAACGTGAGGAACAGAGGCAAAAGTCTGAAATCTTAGAGTCCTACCACGATAAGGAAGAAGAAGCGCGGGCGAAGTACGACGACTTTGAACAAGTCGCCTACAACCCTAACCTTCCAATCACTAACGTGATGGCCGAAACCATTCAAGCTTCTGATATTGGTCCCGAAATGGCATACCATTTAGGCGCTAATCCCAAAGAGGCTGAACGGATTTCCAGATTGTCGCCCTTTTTGCAAGCAAAAGAAATTGGGAAGCTCGAAGCCAAATTGGCTGCTGATCCTCCTACAAAGAAGACCTCAACGGCGCCAACGCCTATTAGTCCGGTCACTGCTAGAAGCACGGGGTCACCCTCGTATGATACAACCGACCCACGCTCAATTAAATCAATGAGCACCTCGGATTGGATCGAAGCTGAAAGGCAGCGTCAGATTAAGAAGCAGGAAGCGCTACGTAACCGCTAACTTACTTTTCTAAAGGAATTGCCATGTCAAATAGCTTATTGACCATTGACATGATCACCCGTAAGTCTCTCGAAATCCTTGAGAACAACCTGGTGCTCACACGTAACGTAAACCGCCAATACGACGACTCGTTCGCCGTTGAAGGTGCCAAGATCGGATCGACACTGCGTATCCGCCTACCCGACCGCGCTCTGGTCACTGACGGTGCCGCCCTGCAAGTTCAGGCCGACAACGAACAGTACACAACTCTGACTGTGTCAAGCCAGAAGCACATTGGTGTTAACTTCACATCCGCTGAATTGACCATGCAATTGGACGATTTCGCAGAGCGTGTTCTTAAGCCCCGCGTATCGCAGCTTGCCTCTTCGGTTGACGCCGACGTTGCAACTTCGTACAAAGGCATCTACAACTCGGTAGGCACACCAGGCACTACGCCTTCAACTTCGTTGGTTCTCTTGCAGGCCAACCAGAAGCTTAACGAGTTTGCCACACCAATGAGCCCACGCTACGCGACTGTTAACCCAGCCGCCAACGCAGGGCTAGTCGAAGGCATGAAGGGTCTCTTTAACCCAACCGGCACTATCAGCCGCCAGTTCAAGAACGGCATGATGGGCGAGGGCATTTTGGGTCTGGACGAAATCAACATGTCGCAGTCCATCTCTACTCACCTGAACGGCGATTGGGGCACAACCATCACTGTGACTTCAACTGTCACAACCGAAGGTCAATCCACTCTGCCAATCAGCTTCACTGGTTCAAGCAAAGTCTGGAACGTGGGCGACGTCTTCACCATCGCTGGTGTCTACGCTGTTAACCCACAGACCCGTCAATCGACCGGCAGCCTCCAACAGTTCACAGTAACTGCTGTGGCAACTGGTTCTTCGACTGCTACGCTGAACATCAGCCCAGCGCTCTACACGGCTGGCAACGCATTGGCTACTGTGGACGCGTTCCCACAAGCTTCTGCTGCTGTGACGATGTTGGGTTCGGCTCTGACTGCTTACCCACAGAACCTGGTCTACCACAAAGATGCCATTAGCTTTGCTACGGCTGACTTGTTGTTGCCACAGGGCGTTGACATGGCTTCGCGCCAAGTCCACAACGGTATTTCGTTGCGTATCGTACGTCAGTACGACATCAACAACGACCGTATGCCTTGCCGTATTGACGTGCTGTATGGCTACGCTGCCATCCGTCCCGTCACCGCGGTTCGTATGTGGGGCTAAACCAGTGGGGGCTTCGGCCCCCATTTGTAACTTTTTTTAAGGAAAATTATCATGGCACTTTCTAATGGCACAGGCGGTTATCAGGTCGGCGCAGGCGCAGACGGCGAAGCAATTCTTTCCGTTCAGGTCGCTCCTACCGCGTTGACAGCCGCAGCAACTGCAACGGCTGCACAACTCTCTGGTGGTTTGTTTACTTTTAACGGCACTGCCGGCAACCTTACGCTGCCAACAGTCGCTGATCTGGAAGCAGGCATCCCCAGCGCACAAAAAGTCAACTCATCGTTTGATTTTTACGTCATCAATACCGACGGCGCCGACGCAGTTACTTTGGCTGTTGGCACTGGTTGGACGATTGTTGGCGCGGCTGCTGTAGCTGCAACAACATCAGCCCATTTCCGCGCGCGCAAGACTGCCGACGGAGCTTGGACTGCATATCGTATCTAATGTAGCGCCCGCCCTTCGGGGCGGGTTACAAGGAAAATATTATGGCGAATACCAAACCAGTAGGCGTAGCCTTTGCTGATCCTCAGCTAAGTAGCATTACGTTTGACAACGGGCAACAATTTGTTGCGCTGACGACGGCTATCACCGCCAACAGCACAACGACTTCCTTGCCTTCAGGTTCTATCGGCATTACTAGCAACGCCACTGGCGTAGGCTATCTGTTTATGTCCGACGGCACAAAATGGCAGTACGCTAAAGTAGCTTAATAAGGTGGGGGCCTTGGCCCCCAACTCAAAATGAACATATACCTCAAGCATCCTGTCCACGGCACCAAAATCGCTACGATGGAACTCGAAGCGGAATTTGATGAAAAAAATGGCTGGGTACGATATACTTTGGATACGCCCGAGGCGGAGCCGGTAAACGAGCTAAAACGTAAACGTAAAACCGCGGAGTAGCCATGAGTACAACAGCCGGCGATCAAATAAACGGGGCGTTGCGCCTGATAGGCCAACTGGCCGAAGCTGAAACGCCGTCTGCCGCTACGTCGGAAGACGCGCTTGCCACGTTAAACCAAATGCTCGATAGCTGGAATACCGAACGTCTGTCGGTGTTTTCCACGCAAGATCAAGTGTTTTCTTGGTTGCCTGGGTTTAAAACCCAAACGCTAGGACCTACGGGAGATTTCGTTGGAAACCGCCCTATCTTGGTTGACGATTCAACTTATTTCCGTGATCCTGCTTCTGGCATTTCATTCGGCATTAAGCTAATCAACCAACAGCAATACGACGGTATTGCGGTTAAAACCGTCACGTCGACTTATCCACAGGTCATGTGGGTAAATATGGAGTACCCCAACATTACGATGACGGTGTACCCCGTACCTACTAAGGTGCTGGAATGGCACATCGTGTCGGTGCAGGAGCTCACAACGCCCGCGCTATTGAGCACGCCCTTGGCGTTTCCGCCAGGTTATTTGCGTGCGTTTAAATACAACTTGGCGTGTGAGCTTGCCCCTGAGTTTGGTGTTGAGCCTTCACCCACAGTGCAGCGCATCGCTATGACGTCTAAGCGCAATCTCAAGCGCATCAACAACCCAGACGACGTTATGTCGATACCGTACTCGATTGTTGCGACACGTCAGCGCTTTAACATCTTTGCCGGTAACTACTAATGCAATCGCCTATCCTCGGATCAGCTTATACGGCACGCAGCGTCAACGCTGCGGATAACCGTATGATCAATCTCTTTCCTGAGATCATTCCCGAGGGCGGCCATACCCCAGCGTTTCTTAACCGCGCCCCAGGCTTGCATTTAGAAGTTGCGGTTGGCACGGGTCCGGTACGCGGGCTGTGGACTTTTGGTAACTACGCATACGTTGCATCAGGGAATACCCTATATAAGCTAGACACCCAGTACAACATTACAGCGCTGGGCACGTTGGCAAACGACGGCCCCGTATCAATGGCCGACGATGGCACGCATTTGTTTATTGCGTGTAACGGACCAAGCTTTGTCTACAACGCTACAACTCTAGCATTTGGTCAGATTACCGACGGAGACTTTCCAGGCGCACTGACCGTGTCCTACCTTGGCGGCTACTTTGTATTTATTGAGCCCGACAGCCAACGCGTGTGGGTCACTCAATTACTTGACCCAACATCTATTGACCCGCTCGACTTTGCAAGCGCTGAAGGCAGCCCAGACGGCTTGGTGTCGTCCATTACCGACCACTCTGAAGTTTGGCTGTTTGGCACAAACTCGGTTGAGGTTTGGTACAACGCGGGTACGGCAGATTTTCCATTACAGCGCATTCAGGGCGCGTATAACGAGATTGGATGCGCGGCTACCTATTCGGTTGCCAAGCTTGATAACGGCCTGTTTTGGCTAGGTGCTGACGCCCGTGGGCGCGGTATTGTTTATCGCGCTAACGGCTACACCGGCCAGCGCATTAGCACGCACGCCGTTGAATGGCAGATTCAGCAATACGGCGACATTTCAGACGCTATTGCGTACACGTACCAGCAAGACGGCCATGCGTTTTATGTGCTAACCTTTCCGACCGCTGATCGCACTTGGGTGTACGACGTGGCCACGCAAGCGTGGCATGAGCGCGCAAGCTTTACCAATGGCGATTTTGGTCGTCATCGCAGCAATTGCCAAATGGCATTTAATAGCGAAATTATTGTAGGTGATTACCAAAACGGCAATTTGTATTCGTTTGATTTGGAAGTCTACGCAGATGGTCCTCGCGTGCAAAAATGGTTGCGGTCATGGCGTGCACTGCCTACCGGCACAAACAACCTAAACCGTACGGCGCAACACAGCTTGCAACTTGATTGCGAGTCTGGCGTAGGCGCTGTGGGCGTGACTGAAGTGCCTGGTCATATCTACCTGACACCACTTACAATTGGTGACTTGGGTATTGAAGACGAGATTGTCATTGTCAATTCAATTGACCTGTACGTTGAACCACAGGTTATGTTGCGCTGGTCCGATGATGGTGGCCATACATGGTCTAACGAACATTGGCAGTCAATGGGCACCCGAGGTGCGTATGGCACCCGCGTCTTTTGGCGACGCCTTGGCATGACAAACAAACTGCGTGACCGTGTCTACGAAATCTCAGGCACTGATCCGGTTAAGATTGCCATCATGGGCGCTGAACTACACATGAGTGCTACAAATGGCTAACGTCACCCAAATTCCAGCACCGCGTGTGCCGATTGTTGACCCCACAACGGGGCTCATGTCACGCGAATGGTTCAGGTTTTTTAACGCCGTATACGAACAGCTTGGGGGCGGCGAAGGCGGCGCTACAGGCACCTTTACAACCGTTGATTCCAAGACCGTGACCGTTGTCAACGGCATTATTACAGGGATAGTCTGATGTCAATTAACATTTCCTACTTAGCTGGCGCAGGCGCTCAATTCTTTGACCGTAACGGCGCGCCTTTGGCGGGCGGTCTACTGTACACGTACAACGCCGGCACAACAACGCCTGTATCAACTTACACGTCACGCTCAGGCTCGGCTTTCAACACCAACCCGATTGTGTTGGATTCGGCAGGACGCACACCCGCTGAGATTTGGCTAGAAGGCGGCGTGCTGTACAAGTTTGTGCTGAAAGACTCAACCTTTGTTCAGATTGGCAGCTACGACAACATTCCTGCGGTAAACGACCCAACCACGACCAACAACTTGATTACGGTTGCAGGAACTAACGCGCTGACAGGGTTGGCCGTGCCCCCTTTGGAGGGCTACACCGCCGGCGCACAGTATTCGTTCATAGCGCAAAACACAAATACCGGCGCCGTCACACTAGACATTGATAGCTTGGGCGTGAAAGACGTCACCAAGTTTGGCGCAACGCCTTTAGTCGCTAACGACATTATTGGGGGCGCGTTAGTGCTAGTCGAATACGACGGCACACGTTTTCAATTAATTAACGCAGTCAGCAACACGTTTAGATATATTGTTGAGCCAACTACAGTTTCAGCTACTGCTGCTACCGGCACAATTAATTACGACGTTGGTACGCAATCTATTGTGTATTACACAACTAATGCGTCTGCTAACTGGACATTAAATTTTAGAGCGTCGTCTACAGCTACGCTTAACAGTTTAATGTCAACAGGGCAAACAATTACCGTAACATTTTTGGCAACCCAAGGCGCTACTGCGTATTACAACAGCGCGGTTACGATTGATGGCGCGGCTGTCACACCTAAATGGCAAAACGGTATTGCACCTAACGCCGGTAGCATTAACTCGGTAGACTCTTACACTTACGCGATTATTAAAACCGGCAACGCAGCGTTTACCGTAATCGCTTCGCAGACAAGGTACGCTTAAATGCCACGCATCTCCAATATCGGCGTAGCATCAGCGGGCGCGTTTGGGTTTAGCACAAACGCCCGTATTTACGGGGATTATCTGCTTGTTGGCGGCGGCGGCGCGGGCGGTAGCAGCCAATTTCTTAGTACTTTTGGTAGCGGCGGCGGAGGTGGGGCGGTACTCCAAGGCTCAACGTTTTTAACTTCAGGTTCTTCTTATTCTGTAACTGTTGCAGCCGGCGGTGGCACTAGCACATTCTCAACTTTTAGCGCAGGGCCTGGCGGCAACGGCGTGCAAAGCTTATCCGGCGGAGGCAGCGGCCCAGGCGGTACGGCAGGCACAGGCGGCGGTAATGGAGGCAGCACTTTAAACGGCGCAGGTGCTGCGGGCTCTTTGTCGTCTATTACCGGCACGCCAACATATTATGGCGGCGGCGGCGGCGCGGCGGAAGGCGGCGCGGGTGGTGCAGGCGGAGGCGGAAACGCTGGAGCGGGCGATTTAAGTAATGGTGCTGCGGGCGCGTCCAATACGGGCGGCGGCGGCGGCGGGGGCTCAAAAGGAGATATCGGCATTGACGTTGTGGCGGAAGGCGGCGCAGGTGGGTCGGGCATTTTTGTGTTCCGTTATTTCGGCCCACGCCGCGCAACGGGCGGCACGTACACTTATGTTAACGGCTACTCAATCCATTCGTTTACTACGTCGGGAACCTTAGTAACATGAATATGACCGTATCTTATAGCCCAACGCTGTTTCAAAATACGCCAGCCAAAGTTAAATTTCGACAGGACATTTTGACTGTCCAAGACGGTTTGCAAGATTTAATCGACAGCGGCGTTGTTGAGTCTACGCTAGAAGACTGTACGCTTAAACATTATTTCACGCCAAAAGACGAAAAATACGGTTGCTGTACTTATGCCCGCGAGATGCTTATCCCAAAAGGAACGCTAATCATAGGAAAAATTCATCGCCACCAGCATTTGAATTTTATTTCTAAGGGCAAAGTAACAGTTTTTACGGAATTTGGGCAAAAGCAGCTAGAAGGGCCTTGCACGTTTGTGTCTGAAGTCGGGCTTAAACGCGCGGTGTACGCGCTGGAAGATACATTATGGACTACGGTTCACTTGACAGAGTTTGTCGGTGAAGAAAATTTAGATAAAATTGAGTCAGAAGTTATTTCGCCAAGCTACAATGACATGGGCTTGATCGCTACTTTTGACGGTTTGGCAATGTTAGGGGAAAAATTATGACCTGGGGAATGGTAGCCGTAGCCGGCGCAACCGTTGTAGGAAGCACATTGGCCGCGCGATCCGCAGGGCAAGCGGCGCAAACACAATCTGATGCAGCTAGCGAAGCCGCCGAACTTCAATACCGCGTTTCGCAAGATCAGATTGCAGCGCAAAAAGAAGCTCTTGATAAGCAACTTGCCGCGCAAGGCGGGTATCTTGATAAGCAATTAGCAGCCAGCTACGCTACGTTAGAAAAACAACTTGAATTTCAAAAACAAGTTTACGAACAACAGCGCAAAGATTTAGCGCCATACCGCGAAGCTGGTTTAGCTGGGCAAAACAGGTTAATGGAGTACCTTGGCATCGGCGGCAACGCTGCAACGCCTGGGTATGGTCAATATGCTACGGCTGAGTTTACACCTGGAGCGTTTGCGGCTAACAAAGACCCCGGCTACGGTTTCCGTATGCAAGAAGGTCTGAAAGCCGTTGATCGTCAAGCAGCCGCGCGTGGTGGCTTGATCTCCGGCGCCGCTCTTAAGGCGTCTCAGCGCTTTGGTCAAGAGATGGCCTCGCAAGAATACGGCAACGCGTTTAACCGTTACCAGACTGTGCGCGGCAACACTTTAAGCCCTTATCAAAACTTGCAAGGCGTGGGTTTAAGCGCAGCCAACATGACGGGCAACGCAGGCGCCAATTATGGCAGCGCAGGCAGCCAAGCAATGGGCGCCGCGGGTGGTGCGGCAACAGGTGCGTACGGTGCAGCGTCACAAGGCGCAACAGGCGCGTATGGTGCGTTAGGCACCGGCACTTACAACGCTCTTGGTGGCTATGGCGCAGGCGCAAGCGAGGCGTTAATGGGTGGGGCTAACGCACGCGCGTCAGGTTATATCGGTCAATCTAACGCAATTACAGGCGGTATCAGTAGTTTGAGCAATCAATATTATCAAAATCAATTGCTAAACATGTTAAATAGTCGTAACAATGCTAACGTAGCTTTTGGCGGCGCGCCTTAAGGATTTAATTATGCCAATCAATCCAAACATCGCGCTAGGCGCGCAACAACAGCAACAGCCTATTAACATGCTTGGCCAAATGGGCCAGTTATACGCATTACGAGCCGCCAAACAAGAGTTTGAAGGCGGTGAAGCGTTGCGTGATTTTTACGCGGGTGGGGGCGACACTTCTACGCCTGAAGGTCGCCGCGCGCTTTTAGCAGCTAACCCTAAACTTGGCAGTCAAATATTAAATCAACAAAGCGAAATGTTGGCACGCGATGTTAAGACGCAAGCCGATTCACTTAAAACCATTAAAGAAAACGTGGGGGCTGTTAACACCCCAGAAGCAATGGCTGAGTATCTTAGGGGTGCGTACACTACACCTGGCGGCGCAGCGTTAGCCAAGTTAATACCTCTTGACAGAGCTATATCAGCTATCCCCACAGACCCAAAAGCATTTGCGGATTACAAACGTAATTTTGGTTTGACCGCAGATAAATTGTTTGAGTCTGCTGATGCACAGTTAAGTTCTAGAACAAGTCTTGCAACAACAGGTATGACTACCGCGGCGACAATGCGCGGGCAGGACATATTAGACCGCCGCGAACGTGAGCGGCTTCATACAATTGAAACCGCAACGGGCCCTGGCGTATATAACCCTTACGATAAATCAGGTGTAATTCGCCCCATGACACAAGCGCCTTGGTCACCACCTGGCGCAACGGCTGCGCCTCCTGTGAACGTAGGCGGCGGCACATTAGGTTCGGGCACATTTAATCCTACCGCACCCGTTGTCGCACCTACAAGCGCTGTGCCGACCGGCGCGTCCGCTGGCGGAGGTACACCTTCAGTTAACGCTTTAGCGCTAAACTTAACTGGCGCGCCGATCGTTAATAATTTAAGGCAACAGCAAGGCGCAGGCGGTTTTACGCAAGCGCAACCTAAAGGCCCAAGCGCTATTACTACGGTTAACGCATACGTTCCTGCAAGCGAAGCTGCTCAAGGCGAGTATATTAAAAGTACCCGCGCCACTTTTGACCAGCTTAAGCATGCGCCGACTGTGTTGGATAACATTGAAAAAGCCAAAGCGCTTATTCCGACTGCTAAAGGATTTATGGGCACAGGCGGCGAAACTATGCTTGAAGCCGCTAAGTTTATGAACAACCGACTTGGCACCAGCATTGATACCGCAGGAATTAAGAGCGCTGAAGAACTTAATTCACGTCTGTTCATGGGCATCATGGATAACTTGAAGAAAATGGACGCGCAACCTTCGCAACAACAGCAAGCCGCCATGAAGCAAGCATTGGGTAGTATCGGTACTGATCCAAACGCTATGGGTGCGGTTCTGGACGTGTTTGGTGACATTGTCCGCGGCAAAGTTGATATTCATAACCAAGAAGTTATGGATGCCGAAACACGCGGCACTAAATTCCCGTACAACCCAGTAATTAAATTACCGCCTAAAACCGCTAATACTGCATTGCCGCCTATATACGCTACAAACGGTAAAGAGCGCATCGTGTCAACCGACGGCGGAACTACTTGGAATCCCGCAGGAGCAAAATAATGGAACTTCCTAAGGGTTTTACTCTTGAAGCGCCCGCCGCCGCGCCTGCTATGGCGTTGCCAGAAGGCTTTACGTTAGAGCAAGCGCAGCCTAAAGCGTCTAGCGAAGGCATTCCATCACGGCGCAATTATGCCGCGTCAGAAGTTCCTGTTGAGTTTGTTAAAAACATACCTAGCAGTGCAGGCGCTATGGCCAAAGGTCTTTACCATGCGGTCACGCATCCAGTAGACACTGCTAAGACGCTTACGCAAGCTGTTATTGGCGGTGTGTACAACGTATTGCCTGAAAGCGCGCAAAACTATTGGAAAGAAGTTTCAGTAAACCCAGAACTGTTAAACGAAAACATTAAAATCGCTAATGCTATGGGCGGCATGTACAAAGATCGTTACGGCGATTGGGAAAAAATTAAGCGCACGTTTGCAGAAGACCCCGTGGGCGCGGCAAGCGATTTGTCTATGTTGTTTAGCGGCGGCGCAACGGCAGCGGCAAAAGTACCCGTAGTTGGCTCGGCGTTAAAAACCGCAGCGGCCGTAACCAATCCTTTGGCGCCTGTAGCAGCGGTGATTCAGCCCGTTGCTAAACGCACAGCAGAAGCATTAAATACGCAAGGTCAATTAAATTCTGTGCGCGATGCTACATTGCGCGCGGCTCAAGAGCAAGGCTATTTAGTCACGCCTGGTAGTGTGTCGCCTACAGGCGCCAACATTTTAGCCGAGCGTGTTGCCGGCAAAACGCATCTTGAACAATTAGCTTCAGTTAAAAACCAAGCCGTTACTGATAAGTTAGCCCGCCGTGCTGTTGGGTTAGACGAAACTGCGCCGCTTACATCAGACGCAATGAAAGCAATCCGCGCTGAAGAGTACGTGAAAGGATACGAGCCTATAAAAAATATAGGTACTGTTTACGCCGATAGTTCTTACGTTGATGATTTAGCAAACGTAAAAAACAAATACATTGGCGCTAATAGATCGTTTGAAGGCGCGGTGCCCCCTGAAGTCGAAAAAATTATTAAAATTTATGATGTGCCATTTTTTAATTCAGCCGACGCAGTAAGCGCAGCAAAACTTTTAAAAGAAGAAGCTACCGCCGCGTTTAAGGCAAATGATACGGCTATCGCAAACGCAAAACTTGACGTTGTAAAAGCATTAGAAAATCAAATTGGGCGTACGTTAGAAAACATGGCGACGCCTGAAGCGGCGACGATGTTAGATCAATTTAAAGCGTCGCGGCAGCGCATGGCGATTAGCCACACAATTGAAGACGCTATCCGTGAAGGTGGCGGTTCGGTCGACGCTAAGAAATTAGCCGCAGATATTCAAAAAGGCAAATACATGACCGGCGATTTAGAAACCGCCGCTAAATTTGCCAATACATTTCCGCGCGTCAGCCAATCACCAAGCGCTATAGGCACGCCAGGTGCGGGCACTATGTTGCAAAACAGTCTTAGCGGGTTAATGTCGGGCGGGTTGGGCGCCGGCGTTGGCTCACAATACGGGATTATTCCAGGTATTGCAGCCGCCGCCGTTCCAGTGTTACCGGCGGTTGTATCAGCGGGGATGCGCCAGCGTTTATTGTCTGCGGGTGGTCAAGCAACGGCAATCCCTAACTACGGCCGTTACGACGCGCTTGCTCAAGGCATTATGAACCCTCAGTTACGAAATTACTTATTAGGCATCCAAGCCGCAAACGTACCTAGTCAACTAAATAACTTAGCACCGAGGCCGTAAATGGATTCACAAATGTTGTTCAACATCGCAATTGGTTTAGCTTCATTCTTTGGCGGCTGGGTGTTGAACAACATCACCAAAGCCGTGGATCGGTTAGACGCCGACGTGCGTAACATGCCGCACCAGTACCTGTCTAAAGATGAGTATCATCGCGACATGGTCGAGATCAAAACCATGCTCGGCAAGATTTTCGACAAGCTCGACGCCAAGGTCGATAAGTGAAGCAAACGAAAGTCAGTGTTATGTCGGTGTTGCAATACATCGACAACCCTTTCAAGCTGTTTGTCGTTGTGCTACTTGGTTTGCTGGGATCGGTAGGCTACTTCGCGTACCAACATCAGGGCCTGTTCTTAAGCGTGTACATGCGCTCGCAAGAATTACCAAAACTTAACGAATCGCAATTTGACGAGGCAGCCCTGCTGCTTTTTAAAGAAGCCAAAGCAGATGTCGTGGCTATCTTTGACGTCAACCCCATACTCAACAAACGTAAGATCGTTCGCGCATACGTTAAAGACGGCAGCCGTGAAAAGCGTTTTGATGGTTTAGACGTGGGGCTCTTTACGTCCAACGCCGCCAACAATAATGACGTCGTGCGCTTAATTTCAAGCGAAGTACCGTGCGGCGCGTACACACGCCCCCAATCCGAGATCGGGCTTTGGTACATCCACCAAGGCGTAACGTACACTTGCCGCGTGTCTGTACCGCCGGAGATTAACCAATTCATTGGCCAAATTACAGTAGGTTGGAAAGAGCCGCCAGATGTATCGCACGCGGCTGACATTTTGCACATCGCAGCATCTAAACTTATAAAGGACCGCAAATGATACCTATCCTTGATATCCTAAGCATTGGCTCAAAGATTATCGACAAGATTTTCCCAGACGCTAATGCTGCTGAAGCTGCCAAACTCAAACTGCTAGAGTTGCAACAGTCGGGTCAGCTCGCACAGCTTAACGCTGACATGCAGGAGCAACAAGAGCTCACCAAGCGCCACACAGTAGACATGGCGTCTGACTCTTGGCTGTCCAAGAATATCCGCCCTATGACCCTGTTAATCATCTTGGGCGGGTATTTCACGTTTGCAATGCTGTCAGCGTTTGATATTGACACGCATAAGCAATACGTGGAGTTGCTAGGTCAGTGGGGCATCATCATTATGTCCTTCTATTTTGGCGGCAGGACGGTGGAAAAAGTTGCAGACATGGTTGAGAAACGCAAAACAAAGGAAATTGAAAATGCAAAGTAATTGGGAAAAATCATTCGCGCTAATGCTTGAATCAGAAGGCGGCTTTAGCGCCGATGAGCGCGACACCGGCAACAAACTGCCAGACGGTCGCCCAGGCTCAACGATGTTGGGCGTGACGCAATACAACTGGGAGCAGTGGACAGGCCATCAGGTCACGCATGAGCAGATGAAGAAGCTCACGCCCGAAGACGTCAAGCCGTTCTATAAGAAGAAATTCTGGGACGTATGCCGCTGCGACGACATCCCATCCCCTATAGATTATTTAGTGTTCGACATCGCGGTCAATGGGGGCCCTGGCCGTGCGGGTAAGCTATTGCAGTCGTGCGTAGACGTGCCGGTCGATGGTGGAATTGGTCCTATCACTTTGGCTGCCGTTGCCAAACAAGACGTAAACGAATTGATCGACAAGTTCTCGGCTGCCAAAGTAGACTTCTACCGCAGTTTAAACAATCCAGTTTATGAGGCCGGATGGCTTAACCGCGTCAAGCACGTTCGGACTGCCGCGCTTGGGATGGTGGACTCCAACCAAACTTAGCCCACGTTCTGGCGACGTCGGTTGACGCCGCCGGAATGTAGACCCAATCAGGATCGTCGATCAGTGGGCACGGTAGTTTCTGTTCGTTCATTTTTCTTCTCCTTCATACATCGGTCATAAAGATCGCACAAGATAATGTGCTCGCACCTACAAATTTTGTCCTCGCGTTTGTCAGACTCTTGGACAAAAATCTTAAACGTACTCATGTCTAACTCTCCCGTTTACGGATATTAAGTCAGGTTGTACTGCGCGCGCCCGCACCGCCGCCTGTTGCATACTTAGGGGCGGGCGGTACTCTTTGCGGTGAACGCGGTCTAACTTCTCAACTGGGTCAGGGCGCAAGAACGCGTCTAGCAACTGCTGCTCGCTGCCCTTTCCAATTATTGATTCAATAGCCGCCAAGATACGCTTGCGGTTATGCGAATTAGGATGCCCCATCTTCACAAGCTTGCATCTGGCCATGCCGTAACGCGCAGCCAACTGTTCTTTAATGAGGTATTCGCTTGTCATCGCACAGTGCCTTCAAGTCTGTCCGCGACCAACTTAGCATAGCCCGCAATGTCGATCCACGAATCAGCGTAATCGGGGTCGCCGTTCAGGATGCGTGCAATCTTATGCGCGATCATCTCAAGCGCTTCTTTCTGATCGGGGGCGAGCCGCGCCCAACCTTCTTCTTGTTTCATCATGTCTTTTATCGTTTGCGCGATCATCGCGTGGTCCTTGAATAGACCGTAGCGACGCCCGCGCTCCTCTAGTATGGTGTCTACGTCTTTGGCCGCGGGTAGCGGATGTGCGTAGCCGGCTGCGTAGTCACGCGCTTGTTGTTCCCGTACGATGTCGGCAAGTGTTTCGATGTGCTTCATGGATGTCGTGCCTCTTTCATAATCTCAATGCGTTCGCGGTCCGCACGCAGCATGGTGTAGCGCTGGTGCAATCGCTTTAGTATAGACGCGCGCCGTGCGTTTGCACGCTCTTCGTTCAGTAGCTCTAAGACGTCACGCTCGCTTAGGCTATGTAGTTCGTTATTTAGGCTGCGCCAGGTTTTCAATTTTTTGCTCCAAGTCGTTAATGCGGTTAGTTACATTGAATAGCGCGCGCTGAACAGAGTTCGCTTGGCGCTGCCGAATGGTTAGCTCAACCTTCGCGGCTTTCAGTTTGGCTTTGTAAAGTTCTAATCGTTTCATCATATTCCTTAATCATTTGTGCAATTTCAAGTTGTTCCTGCTGGGTAATCAATCCGGTCTTTAATATCTCAAGCGCCCTTTCTAGCGTCATGTGTTGCGCTCCCGCAATTTTGATTCTATTTCTTGCGCTACATTACTGCCGCTCAAGCGGTTGTTGTAATGTTTGACCTCAAGCTCCGTCAGCCCGACCCATTCTTTGCGTGGTGGTGCGGTGTAGAGAGGCTCGTCTTTGTCCGTTCTTGGCATAAGCGTCAACTGCGGGAACATTTCGTCATCAACTTTTATCCAATGTCTAAAAGCCACTATCTCTTGCTTCTCTGTTTGTGGTGGTGCGGTGTAGAGCATTGTTCCAACTGGCAGCGCATCAATATCGTCTTGCCAAAAATCCATGTCGTGTTTTTGTTTACCAAATCCATAGCAAATCCACGCCACAGGCTCAGGTTCATAACTCAATCCCAACTCCCGAGCGTTGTCGGCTTTCTTGTCTAGTGCTTGTTGCGCCTCAAGCTCACGAATACGCTCGACCAATACGGCTTGTTGATCCCAGTCAGGGTTAAATTTGTTTTTCTCTGCTTGTGGTGGTGCTGGCAATGAATTTTTCCCTCTGGGTTGTTGATCAAGCGCCCAATCAAGCCATTGTTTTGCAGTCATGTCGTAATAAAAGTCAGGGCTAACACTTGATAATTCTTCGCCAAGTCGAATTGCAGCATTACGCCACGCATCACGCTCATCTTGGCGCACTAGTTCGGCAAAGCGTTCAAGGTCTTCATCATCAAAAATGTACTCTGTCTCTACGCCAGTCATTGTTTCTGTAAACGTGGCAAATTCTTGAGCAAGCTCTTTGATTCGTTCGTTCATTTCAACGCCTCCATAGCAATATCAGACACGGCGCGCTTGTCATGCAACGCCGCCCAAATTTTCTCATCAACGGTTTTGTTGGTAAGCAACACGTACACCCACACGTCATGCTTCTGGCCCGAGCGGTGCAGACGCCCTACGGTTTGCTCGAACAATTCAAGACTCCAAGGCAGTGACAGAAAGACCATCCGGCAACCGCCGTGTTGCAAGTTAAGCCCATGTCCGGCTGACTTGGGGTGGACAAGAAGCAACTCCACCTCTCCTTTATTCCAGCGCTCGGTAGCGCGGTCATCGTCAAGGGTAAGGGCGTGCTTATAGCGGCGCTTGAGCTCGGCGAGCTCTTCCTTGTACGTGTACGCGATGATTGTGTTGGCATGTTGATTCTCCTGTATTAGATCGTCAAGTAGTTCAAACTTGTGGCGGCTAAACCAGATGGGCGTCTGTGTCGTCACAAACTTGCCTGGTGCTAACGGGTTGGGCTTGACTTCTGTGTCATAGATAAACCCCGCGGCCATCTGTTGCAACTTGCCTGTCACAACTGCAGCGTTCACCGCCTCGATCTGCGTATCGCCATACTGCAACACAAAATCTTTTTTCATTTGGTTGTATTCGGTCATCGGCATATCGCAGCGCAACTCGACCATGTGACAAGGCGGCAGCTTGTCTGCGTACTCACCAGGCTCAAGCAAGTATGTCGCAGGGCGAATGACGTCCATGACCATCTTGAGCGACCCAGGGCGCGGCGCCCACTCGCCGTACTCGGGGTTCATCAGCACAAAATACTTTTGCATAAACGCGCCCTTGCTGCGCCCAAGCAACGATTGATCGACAATCTTGCATTGGCCAAACACGTCTTCTAGGCCGTTCGAGGTAAACGATCCGGTCAAGCCCCAACGTATACGCATTTTGTCGATGATCTTAAAGAGCGCCTTGAACCGCGCGCCTGACGGGTTCTTCAAGCGTGTCAGTTCGTCAAACACCACACCGTCAAAGTTAATCGTTTGCTCGGCTAACCATTGCAGATTATCGTAATTGGTGACGACCACGTCCGCGGTAAGCGCTGCCAACCGTTGTTTAGGTGTGCCCACGGCCACCGCGATGTCAAGCTTAGGCGCCCACTTAGGCGCTTCAACTGGCCAGACGTCGGTCGCCACACGCTTAGGCGCTAACACCAACCATCGGTGCACGACGCCATCGTCAAGCGCGTCTTGCATGGCCGTCAACGTAATCGCCGTCTTACCTGCGCCCACGGGCGCTAACACCATTGCACGGTCGTGTTCGTACAGAAAGTCGGCCGCTTCGTTTTGGTAGGGTCTAAGCTGCATACCCGTATTCGCGCTCTTTAATCCATTCATCAATTTGCTCTTTAGTCCATAGACAACTGTAGTGTTGATTAAGTCTTACCATTTCCGCGGCGAATAACTTTTGGAGTGGTGAAAGCCTGCCACCCTTGGTCTTCAACTCCACGAACCACGTCTGCCCATCGGGCAGGCACGCTATTCGATCGGCGACGC